GTGACCTAGACCAGTTCGAGGAGCCAACAGCTGACGCAGAAGCACCAGAACCAGGTGCACTACAACCAGGACAGCCGGGACAGACCCCAGGCGGCCAGACACCGGGCGGAACCGGTGGCGGTGGACAGGTATAAGGATTAAATACGTTTATGAAACTGAATGAATTCTTCACATATGGCGAAAATGGCTTCGAACAGGACAAGACCTACGAACCAGAGCACGACATTTCAATACTAGATGCGGAAGACACCAGGAAAACGAGACTAACCCTCAAACAGATCAATTCCATGAGGCAGGCCTCAGAAGCACACGACGAACAACAGAAAGTAGAAGCAGTGTTCACACAGAAGATGTACGGACAGACTGCAGGAACAGACGATCTAGCACTGTAACATGGCGGAAGTAGCTTTCGTACTGGGCAACGGTCAGTCACGTAAGGGCATCGACCTCAACGACCTCAAACAAAAAGGCACAGTTTTCGCCTGCAACGCAGTGTACAGGACACACCAACCACACTGGCTGGTGGCAGTGGATCCCAAGATGATGCTGGAGATAGCGGAGACCGATTATGTCGTACACAATAAAGTGTACTCCAACTTCAACAACCAATATGAGAAACACCAGAAACTCCTAGACCATGTGACGTGGAGCAAACCCAGCCTGGGTTGGTCGAGCGGACCGACCGCACTGAGACTGGCCTGTGAGCAGGGATTCAAGGAGATCTACATACTGGGTTTTGACTACCAGGGCCTGGCCGTGGATGCCAAGAAGAACAGATTCCAACTCAACAACATATACGGTGACACACGCAACTACAAGAAGAACAACGACGAGGCCACTTTCTACGGCAACTGGATGAACCAGACCAAACGTTGCCTGAAGGACTTCCCAGATGTGCGATTCCACCGTGTGATACCTGAGAATTGGTTCAAACCCAAGGATCTGGACTGGAATGACAACATGGATCACACCTCAACAGAGGAATTCCTGTCAAAATTCGACCTGCAGATAAAGATCTAGCCAGAATCCGCCTTTTCACACCAATTACAGCACCGTTTCCACCCCTTTGCAGTAAATACAAACACTTATAAGTACAAATCTTTATCAAAGAAGGAGCACGTGTAAAATGTCAAACAATAAATTTGAGAGTTTATTAGAATTACTGATAAACGAAGAAAACGATAAAGCAGAAGCTTTATTCCACGAGATCGTAGTAGAAAAGTCTAGAGACATCTACGAGAACCTAGCAGATGAGTCTACAGAAGACAAAGTAGAAGAGACTGCAGAAGAATCAAAAGAAGATGCTAAAGTTGACGAAACAGTCGAAGAAGCATCAGATGAAGCTAAAGACGAGCAAGTAGACGAAGTTGTTGAGATCGAAGACGAAGCAACTGAATCAGAAACTACCGAAGAAGAGTCAATCGAAGAAGTTGGTGGCGACGCTACTGACGATTTGATCAAAGATATCGCTAGCGATGAAGAAGGCGAAATGGACAAACCAGAAATGGACATGGACATGGACGCTGACAAAGACGCAGAAGGCGATGTTGAAGACAGAGTAGTTGACTTGGAAGACGCTTTAGACGAACTAAAAGCAGAATTCGAAGCAATGATGGGTAACAAAGATGGCGAAGAAGACAAAGAAGAGTCATTAGAAGTTGCACCTGAACTGACTCCAGAAATGGAAAGCAAAGAAGCACCAGCCAAAGAAACTGTAAAAGAATACAAAAACATGGCTAAAGCGGACAATGCCGACCATGCAGACAACAAAGCATCACCAGTTGCTTCAAATGCCAAATCACCAAACGGTGCTAACGCAAAAGAAATTGCAAAAGGTGGAGCAGACGAAAAAGGAAGACCGGCACCATCATCTGCAAAGATGACTGATGCTACAACTGAGCCAAAGATGAAAGAAGTTAAAGCAGACCACAAAGACGGTTCTGACGCTTCAGCAAAAAGCCCAGTTGCTTCTAAGTAGTTGTTGATCTAACAGAGAAAAGGGAGTTCATCGAATGTCATCACTATACCTAAGAGAGAATCTAACTTTTAACGAAGCCAGATTGCAGATCTTACACGAGAACGAAGGTAAAGATTTGTACATGAAAGGCATCTGCATTCAAGGTGGGATTAAAAATGCTAATCAGAGAACGTACCCAGTGTCCGAGATCGCGAAAGCGACCAAAACACTGAACGATCAGATCAGCTCAGGATACTCTGTGTTGGGTGAAGTGGATCATCCCGATGATTTAAAGATTAATTTGGACCGTGTGTCACACATGATAACAGAGATGTGGATGGATGGACCAAATGGATACGGTAAGATGAAAATCCTACCAACACCAATGGGTCAACTTGTCAAAACTATGTTGGAATCAGGTGTGAAACTAGGCGTTTCAAGTAGAGGAAGTGGAAACATGTCCGAATACGGGAACGGTGAGGTTTCAGACTTCGAGATCATCACAGTGGATGTTGTGGCCCAACCTTCGGCACCAGGTGCTTACCCCACGCCAATTTACGAACACCTTATGAATAGTAAGGGTGGTAACATGGCAAAAGGTTTGGCGGCAGAAGTTAGAAATGACCCGAAAGCACAGAAGTTCCTCAAAGAGGCGTTAACAAACATAATAAAGGACCTAAAATAATGATTGATGCAATATCAAAATTGGTTGAGTCTGGAGCGATATCAGAAGATGTTCAAAAAGGCATCCAAGAAGCTTGGGATTCTAAGATCAAAGAAAACAAAGAAACAGTGGGTGCGGAATTAAGAGAAGAATTCGCTCAAAGATATGAACATGACAAGTCAAACATGATCGAGGCCATCGACAAGATGATGGGTGAGAAGTTGTCTGAAGAGATCTCTAAATTCGTGGAAGACAGAAAAGCACTTGCACAAGAAAAAATCTCCTACAAAGAAAACGTAGGCAAACACTCTGCTAAATTGGAAAGTTTCATACTTAACAAATTATCAGAAGAGTTGAAAGAACTACACGGCGACAGAAAAAATGTTCACGAAAACTTCAAGAAGATGGAAGAATTCGTTGTTGGTGCTCTTGCAAAAGAAATCAAAGAGTTCCATGAAGACAAAAAAGGCGTTGTGGAAACGAAAGTCAAACTAGTAGCCGAGGCCAAAAAACAAATGGCCAAGATGAAAGAGGCTTTCATAACAAGATCTGCTAAGGTTGTGGAGTCTGCTGTAAACACGAAACTTGCTGAAGAGTTAAAATCTCTCAAGGAAGACATCACAGCGGCGAGAACAGTGAACTTTGGCAAGAAAATATTCGAAGCGTTTGCTTCTGAGTACCAGGCATCTTACTTAAATGAGAAATCTGAGACTTCGAAGTTGATGAAAATTGTGGATGAAACCACGATGAAGTTAAAAGACGCGGAGAAGGCTATCGAAGAGAAACAGGCGGTGATTGAGTCGAATGAAGCGAAGTCCAAAAGACAAGCTGACTTGATGGAACGTAAGGAAAAGATGGCCGAGATGCTCAATCCGTTGGGCAAAGAGAAGAGTGAAGTGATGGCGCAGTTGTTGGAATCAGTTTCAACCGCTAAACTTGAAGCATCATTCAACAAGTATCTACCACACGTGATGGCTGACAAAGCAGTTGCAGGGACTACGAAAGTACTTTCTGAGAGCGGCGGAGACAGAGCACAAAGGGAAGATGCTGACTTAACAAATATCCGTAAATTAGCGGGTATATAACAACTAAACTAAAGGAAGATTACAAATGTCAGATATATTTGAATCAAAATGGGGCGAAACTAAAGCCGCTCTTACAGAAGGTTTAGCTGGTAACAAAAAGAAGACTATGGACGTTATCTTAGAGAACACAAAAAGATATTTGTCAGAGCAGTCTACTGCTGGTGCAACAAGTGCCGGTAACGTTGCTACGTTAAACAGAGTTATCCTACCAGTAATCAGAAGGGTTATGCCTACTGTTATTGCAAACGAAATCGTTGGTGTACAACCGATGACTGGTCCCGTAGGACAAATTCACACACTTAGAATAAGATATGCAGACTCAGTTGCGTCAAACACGACAGCAGGTGAAGAAGCACTATCTCCATTCAAAATCGCGAAAGCATACTCTGGAAACCAGAACAACACCACTCCAAAAGCGGCATCAACTGCTTCTTTAGAGGGAACACCTGGTAAGAGATTATCAATCCAGATCTTGAAACAACCGGTTGAAGCCAAGTCTAGAAAATTATCAGCTAGATGGACGTTTGAAGCGGCTCAAGATGCACAAGCACAACAAGGTATCGATGTAGAAGCAGAAATCATGGCGGCATTAGCCCAAGAGATCACTGCTGAGATCGACCAAGAAGTGATTGGATCATTAAGAACATTAGCTGGAACGGCTAGTGAGACTTTTGACCAAGCGGCAGTATCTGGTACAGCTACTTTCGTTGGCGATGAACATGCGGCGTTAGCTGTTCTTGTTAACAGAGTTGCAAACCAAATCGCAACAAGAACTAGAAGAGGCGCTGGAAACTACGCAGTAGTATCTCCAACAGCTTTGACTATTCTTCAATCAGCTACAACTTCAGCGTTCGCAAGATCAACTGAAGGTACATTTGAAGCTCCTACAAACACTAAGTTTGTTGGAACACTAAACGGTGCTATGAGAGTATACGTTGACGCTTACGCGGCAGACAATACATCAGTGCTTGTTGGTTACAAAGGTGCAAGTGAGGCAGACGCTCCAGCGTTCTATTGTCCTTACATACCTTTAATGTCTTCAGGTGTTGTACTTGATCCAGCTACATTCGAACCAGTTGTTGGTTTCTTAACAAGATACGGTTACGTTGAATTAACGAACACTGCATCTTCACTAGGAAACGCGGCGGACTACGTAGGATTAGTAGATATCACAAGTGCAAACTTAAAATTCAAATAAGCCCAGCTTATTTTATTTTCAATCAAGGGCGGCTTTATGTCGCCCTTTTTTGTGACTGTGGTTTCGTAAAGCACACACTTAACAATTTTTTCCCACACTCGTACCAGTCGCAGACCAAATGTTGTAGTTTTATTCTCACACAAGACTTCTAAATAATTCTGAGTTCCGGGAGGAACTCATAATCAAAGGGAGGTCCAACTATGGATATCGCAATGAAGATAAAGGGATGGGCGAAGGCTCTTGCTGACGTGGGTGTTTCACTCATAGCGTTAGGGATCGTTTTAGAAATCCTTTTCAAAGGACAGAACGTTCCGTTCTGGCCAAACGTTTCCGTGATAGGAAACATACAAGGCGTACTGCAAGGCTTTTCAGATCAAGGTCTGATTGGTTTGGTGGCGGTATGGATTTTATATCATATCTACAACAGAAAATAATATAGATCTTACCTGACCATCGAGGGTGGTGTGACTGTCGTCTAGATTGTGTCACATCTCCCTCTTTTTCTTTGTACTTTACACATCTCAAATTTTAATAAATACACACAGTTCAAACGTGCTCGCACATCTGGTGTGAGACTTATGCGGATAAAACCGCGTAGCCAGGAGAACTGGCATTGGACTCCTTTAAAGGAGAAAACAAATGGGAAGACCAGTAAAGAAAAGTAGATTTGGTAGCTCAGCAGGTGACTTCGAAGTCACTGGTGCGTTCGCCACAGGAACAACTCAACCAGACGGAACAGGTGCTGAAGCGGTATCAACTGCCTCAGGCAACTACATCGTTTCACAGAGATCAAGTAAGCAGTTCAAAGTGAACTTCACATCTGCGGACGGTTCGACAAGGTTGGAACAGGTTCTAACCTTGAATCCAGTTGCACCAGCGTCATTGACGAATGGTGAATTCTGTATACAGATCATCCTAGATGACTCTACTGTGGCATACGCAGAGAGAATCTACAACAAAACGGTACACTACAAAACTGCCGGTGGTACTGTGGGTTGGACGAAATACTCATTGAGTTCTGAAGGCGCTGACGAAGGTGCAGGTGCAGATTCAATTGGTCAAATCGACACAATCTAGTACACTACACGTGCTTTTATGGGGGAGTCACACGCTCCCCCATTCACAACATAAATAATAGCAAATGGCAAAGACTCTCAGAACATCAGGTGACTACACAGTAAAAGCGGGTGCTGGATACGATTCAGGATCAGGCTCGAACACCATACAACTTGATGCGAGATACGTAAGGATCCCAGGTGACCTAACAGTTGAGGGCACACAGACAACCATAGATTCGCAGAGCTTGACAGTGGAGGACCAGTTCATCGAGGTGAACAGAAACAACTCAACGGCGGGCACAGAAGATTCAGGAATACTGTTCAACCAAGGCAGTAGCAACAACCAGATTTTATATTACGACGCGGATCAATCAGAATTCGTCATGGGTTCGACCACGCACGATGCGTCAGTGTCGGCCATAACAAACATAACGCCAGGCAACATCAGGATAGCCACACCAACACAAGCGGATCACGCCGCCACCAAAACATACGTGGACAGCCAGATAGCGGGAGGTGGATTCACTATAGGATTCACGGGCGATGACTCCGCAACAGTTTCGGTCAGCACAGGCAACACGGTGGACATAGCGGGTGGCTCAAACATCAGCACCACAGCCATAGAGCCAGACACGGTAACAATAAACTTGAACAATGATCTCACAAACATCACTTCCGTAACTTCGGACGCTTCCAACGGTGATCTAGAGCTAGTGGCCAATGGCACAGGACACGTGGTGATCAACGATATTTTAACATTTTCAGCGGCGGCCAGCACACCAACTGCTACAACAGTGACAAAATTATACAACAAGACCGCGGCGGGCGGCGGGACGGGACTGTATTTCATCAACTCAAACATCAGTTCAGGCGCAGAGGGAGAACTGATAAGTAAAAAGAAAGCAACCGCTTTGGCGATTGCGTTAGGATAACATGGCGATAACGAACTACGAAGTAACATCATCTATAGCATCAGCGGCATTCACGGCCTCGGCCGACACTGCCGTGACAGTGATATACCTGTGCAACATCAACACATCAACACCGGACGGTGACGCTACGGTGGATGTTTACGTGGTACCACAGGCCGACAGCGTGGCAGAGAAACACAAAATTTACACACAACTCACAGTAAAAGGCACAGACACCTATGTCATCGACACGGAGAAGATGATACTGGAGAACGGTGACAAGATATACATCGCCACACCAGACTCCACGGGACAGGTCAAGGCCACAATATCAACCATAGGACTGTAATCCATGGGCAGATTCGTAAAGAACTTTTCACTAGCAGACGGGCACACAACGTTGGGCATACCGTCGGGACCAACATCGGGCCAGCCAGCAGATGCCACACCAGGTGGACTGCGATACAACACCACGCTGAACAGTTTTGAATTCTACAATGGTACGAGTTTCGTACAGGTCACAGGAGCGGTTGGTGGCAAACACACCATAACCAGAGACAGTTTCACACTGGATGGATCCACAACGGCATACGGTGCATTGAGTTTCGAACCCAGTGCGGATCAAAACGTGTTGGTGTTCATTGAAGGTGTGTTCCAGAATGATAGCCAGTACAACATCTCAGGTACGACCATAACACTGACATCCATACTTGAAGCGGACAACGGCAAGACATTGACTGTCTTACACGGTTTCGACACCGCTTAATTTTTTAATCTATTGAAACGAAAGGTCGCCAAGTGCCCGGAGCACCTGGTTTGACACACACCCATCCAAGAACGGATCCCCTCTGAGGTTCTGAATTCCAGACTATGTCGCCCTGGCTCCAGTTTCCACTGGTGGGTATGCTGTCTAGGTACTGATGTGTCTGTCCTTGATATCTGATGTAACCGGCAACGTCAAGGTCCGCTTTGGGTCGCTTGACCCTTATCCCTATCCTGTTGTCATGGCTGACGAAAAGGGTTGGCTCCCCGCTGGAACCTATCCCAAAGGTGTCACTGTTCACTGTGCCTACGAATCCTGTATCACCGTGAGCACCTATACCAATCTCTATCTCATTATCACGCACTGAAAATTTGTTCACGGGTTCCGCGGTACCTACGCCCGCCTTGCCGCCTTCAACGAATAGTGTGTCATCAACATTCAAACGGTCAAGTGTTCCCACCTGTCGCAGTTGGCTGTGTTTGACGCTGTTGCCCAGGCGATCCTTCCAGAGTACCTCGTTGGCTCCTATCCTGACGGCTGTCTTGACGTCAAGATTTTCAACGTTGGCTGAATGGTATTGCAGTGCTGTGGCGAAAATTTTTCCTTTTATCTCGAGATCCTTGTGTACCACCATGCCCTCGTCGTTGACGTCAACCACTTTGATGTTGGCACTGTCTTTGATGCCCGTTGATTCGAAATTGGTTATGAGTCCACCGTCGATCTTGTCACCTGACAGTTCCCTGTCTTCGATCTGCATGTTCCTGTTACGCAACAGTTCCATGGTCTCATTGAGTTTTTTCTCTGCCCAGTTGAGTTTCTGCTCCAGCATCGAGTTGTTCTGTTGTAGCCTCTGAACCAACGGCAAGGTGTGGGCCTTCACACTGTCTTCGACCATCAATTTCACACTGTCTTCTATGCTCATACTGGTATTTATATACGCATATTACTGGTAGACTATAAAGTTTATCACCGTTAATAAATACTCGTTGTAGTATGGCTATTCAGAGAATCACAGGACCTATGTTGGAATCGAACCTGTCCAGGAACGGGTTTGATCTTGCCTTCGAAACGGATTTACTGTACCTTGACGTAATCAATGGACGTATAGGTATCAAGACGGATGCCCCCGGCAACTTCGCCCTGGATGTCAACGGTAACGCACGAGTACAAGGTAACCAGACCATCACGGGAGACCTGGTAGTCCAGGGCACGACAACAACCATAGACTCACAGAATTTAGTAGTAGAAGACAACATAATCACCATCAACGAGAACGCATCAGGTGCCACAGATGCTGGTATAATGATCAACAGGACAGCGGAGAACAACGCATTGTTCATCTGGGACGAGACCCTAGACAAATTCAGATTTGGAACGACCACACAAGATGGTTCCACAGTAACAGATTTTTCAAACCTTACATTGGCCAAAGTGCAGGTGGGAGAACCGGCCGCAGATTCAGACGCATCCACAAAGAAATACGTTGATGATGCTATATCAACTGTGTCATCCAGCGGGGTCACGGGAGACAACGTTGAACTGAGATTGCCCACAGACTCAACATTTGGTGATGGTGCTTACCTGGGACTAACCAGTTCCACTTCGGTCACACAGGCCATTGATGACTTGAACGAGACCATAGAAAATGTCAGGGCGGGCACGTACCTTAAATCAGTTTCTTTCGTGGCAGATGCCACTGCGATCAGTGCCGGCGACACAGTTACACTAACGATCACGACGGTGCCAACCGCAGGCGCCAACACCAGATACACCATAACCTGGGGTGACGGTGACACCACGACAGGCACATCAGATTCAACACCAAGCCACCCATACGCATCGGGAGGAACATACTCAGTCACGGTGAAAGCGTTCGAGAATGACGCCGGGACCACTGACTCATCGGGTTCATTCGCAACATCAACTAGAACAGATTACATAGTGGCCTCAACGGCAGAACCTGTGTTGACGTTCGCCATGTATGCGGCCTCATCGGGGGGTTCGCCTATCACGACTGCGGACACCGGAGACACGGTGTACCTACAGAACAACTGTACAAACACGTCAGGTGCAACGGTAACCTACGATGTTGACTGGGGTGACGGTTCAGAGAACACAATCGGCAGTGACGGCGTGGCGGGAGGTGCGATCGGAAACGGTGGATCACGTCTGGCACACACCTACACCAACTCAGCGGGTGATGATGGATCAACGGTGGCAGGTACAGGAACAGGTGATACCAAGTATGCGATACGTCTGAGACTACTGACACACTCGACTGCGAATCCAAGTGTCATTCCCAAGACGGCCACAAACAACTTCGAGGTGTACTCAGAACACACACCACTTTATTCAACGGCAGATTCAACCATCAGGGGTGTCAACGAGGAATCAACATCAGGTTTCCCTGTTACGTTCACCAACGACACGGTGACCAATCCAGGTAGCAATTCAGATTTCAGTGCAACACAGACATACAGTTGGGACTTCGGTGAGGGTGCAGGCGCAACGGTGGTCAACATCGGATCGGGTGGTTCTGGTGACACAGGCAACACAATCGCAAACACATTCAACCTAAGTGCAGGACAACAGAGTGGCGGAACAACAACGACATTCACTACCAGCCTTACACTGGCGAATGGACACACAAATTCAACTTTCAGCAGTAACCTCAACATAATCGTTGAACCAGACGTCAGGGCCAACATCGCCGGCACGGCTGTCACAGTAAACACAGGTTCAGGTGACAATAGTCTATCATTGTATGACG